TCTTGCTTAGAGATAAAACTAAAGTATGGGCAACATACTTATTTACTGTGGATTGGTATGATAATCCATATTCAGATGAACCAACTGATTATAAAGCCGGACATGTATTAGTAGCAGATGATGGATACCTGCTCTGTATGCCGAATAATAGAATATACTGGAGAGACTCTAATTGGGTAACTGCTGAGTTCCCCATGAATCCTAAAGATATTAAAGTCGATAAAGCATTACCAGCAGTCGAATCAGTAGCAGATAAATGGATCACTGAGGATACTGATTCTTTTTATTATGATATAAACATAAAGACTCCGTAGGATGTTTACTGTTGATTTATACATAGAAAAAACCAAAGACAAAGGTTTTGGAGTTTTTGCAAATGAGGTTATAAAGAAAGATACTGTGATATGGGAGTTTATAGAAGGTTTAGATATTAAAATTCACGAAAGCTCCATAGAGAAACTCAATAAAACTCAAAAAAAGTTCATAGATACATATTTCTGGAAAGAAGGTGAGTACCTATATTCATCTTGCGATAATTCTATATTTCAAAATCACAGCAGTACTCCGAATTCTATAGTTAGCGGATCCTTATACATGGTAGCAGCGAGAGATATAGCAATAGGAGAAGAAGTAACAGTTAATTATTCAGACTTTGACGACTGCTATAGTGACTATGCACACACCCTTATTCAATAAACCAACATGGAAGAAAAGCTTAAAAGATGGTTTGATGAACTTACAATCCCTAGACCGGAACTAAGTAATATACCAATCTGCCCATTTGCTAAATCCGTTATAACCTCTAAGGAATATACAATTGAAGAGAGTAATCTGGATATTATTGCAACACAGGTTAAAAATGCTAACGTACAACTTTATAAAGTATGTATTTTCTACCTGCTTGATTATGAACTATACAGAGAAGAAACCTTAGAAGCAAAAACTAGAGAACTGAACCTTGCTTTTAGGAATAGTAACAAACTAATACTGGATAACGACCCAAGATCCCCCTTTACCATTAAAGGAATGACCACTAATTTTACTGGCTGTTATTTATGGGTAGTACAAGACCTAGCAGACTTGCTTTCTAAGTCAAATAGTCTTAAATTAACCAACTACTACAGCCACTGGACAAAAGAACAACTAGAAGGATTAGAAGAATGGAGAAACCCTACAAAGATCTAGAAGTCACCGAGGAATACACTATAAGGGAATTCGGATCCAATATAGATCCAATACACCTAATGTGGCATAGGGATAATGAAGATCGGGTAGTTGAAGTAATAGAATCCGGAAAAGGATGGGGGTTTCAATTTGATGATGGACTTCCTTTTGATTTAGAACCAAACACATCTATATTTATATTAAGACACGACTGGCACCGGGTTATAAAAGGCAAAGGTGTTTTACTATTAAAGATATATAAATCATGAAAGACAACATAAAGAATATAATTATAATCTTACTGGTTATCTTAGGTGGTGCTTCACTATATTCCTTACACACTAAAGATACGGCAGGATTACCAAACGTTGAAGGATACCAAAGAACAATCGATTCCCTAAACAACGCCATTCTCATTAACCATAAGGAGATTGCAAAATTTGATTCTTTAAATACCCTCCAGGAAGGTAAAATTAAAAAATTAACAGCCAAATTAGGAAACACTGCAGCTTTAGCCGCCAAAGAACATAAACAACATGAAGAAGATATTAAACGTATTGGTGCTATGTCTAATAATGACGTCACCGCTCTATTCACAGAAAGCTTCGATTGATACTTGCTGTGTACCCTGTACTACATTAAGGAAAGCATTAATCATTAAAGAAGAAAGAACTTACTGCGGCAAGCAGCTAGGTTTTGCCAGAGATTCAATAACAGTATTACAGCAGGTTGTTCTACATAAGGATACTATCATATCTTTTAAAGATAGTACTATAGTAAAGTATGTAGAAAATGAACAGAACTACAAAGGAGTTATAACCAATAAAGATTCTATTATCGAAGAATATAAAAAAGCATACCTATCTCAGAGAATACAGAAATACATTGCATATGGAGTTTCTAGTATTATCCTTTTAGTAGGCATTTTATATTAAGTATGAGCCAGGATTTAAAAACAATAATAAGACAGGAGTATGTGAAGTGTGTCGTTGATCCGATACATTTTATGAAAAAATACTGCTACATTCAGCATCCACAAAGAGGCAGGATCTTATTCCATTTATATCCTTTTCAAGAAAAAGTATTAAAACACTTCCAGGATAACCCTTATTCTATCATATTAAAGTCAAGACAGTTGGGTATTTCCACCTTAGGAGCAGGATATGCACTATGGTTAATGCTTTTTCATAAAGATAAAAACATACTAACTCTTGCAACAACCCAAGCAACTGCACGAAATCTTGTAACAAAAGTACAGTTTATGTATGAAAATCTACCATCCTGGTTAACAGTACCGTCGGTAGAACATAATAAATTGTCATTAAGACTAACAAACGGGTCAAAAATACAAGCTAAATCATCAAATTCAGACTCTGCTCGTTCAGAAGCTGTATCATTACTATTAATTGACGAGGCTGCATTCATTGATAACATTGCAGAAACCTGGGGAGCAGCACAGCAAACGCTGGCAACCGGGGGAGGTGCGATTGTATTATCAACCCCGAACGGTACCGGTAACTGGTTTCACCAGACCTGGGTAAGAGCAGAAGCTAGAGAGAATGATTTTCTACCGATTAAACTACCTTGGTTTGTACATCCGGAGAGAGATCAGGCCTGGAGAGACAGACAGAACGAATTACTAGGAGATCCAAGACTTGCAGCACAGGAATGTGATACTGACTTTTCTACTTCTGGAGATACAGTCTTTTACGGTGAGTATCTAGAATTCTATCAACAGACTTACATTAAGGATCCGGTAGAGAGACGCGGTGCAGATCAGAATTTATGGATCTGGGAACCAGTTGATTACTCAAGATCCTACATGGTAGTAGCCGACGTGGCAAGAGGAGACGGAAAAGACCACTCTGCCTTCCATATTCTTGATATTGAGAACAACGTTCAAGTAGGGGAATATAAAGGACAACTTGGAACTAAGGAGTTTGGTCATTTACTAGTAGGAATTGCTAGTGAATATAATGATGCCCTACTAGTAGTAGAGAATGCATCCATAGGATGGTCAACCATTCAGACTATTATTGATAGAGGATACAGCAATCTATACTACTCCCCTAAGAATGGCAACATAACTGCCGAGACTTACTTCGATCAATACGATCCAAACTCAAGTCTAGTACCTGGATTCTCAATGAATGCAAGAACAAGGCCAATTGTAGTGGGTAAATTCCAAGAATATGTTAATGAAAAAGCAGTAACTATTCAATCTAAACGTTTACTTGAGGAGATGAAAGTCTTTATCTGGAAGAATGGTAGAGCAGAAGCACAGCATGGTTATAATGATGACTTAGTAATGTCGTTCGGCACGGGAATGTACATCAGAGACACTGCTTTAAAGTTTAGACAGCAGGGAATGGACCTAACTCGTAATATTCTAAACAATATCACAACCTCAAAACCGACTTACGAAGCTGCTTACCTACCTTCAAACGTTAGAAATCCATACGAGATGGATAATGGCATAGGAGGGAAAGAAGATATAAGTTGGATTTACTAACTATTTATACTATATTAATAAGTAATAATGGCAGACACTAGTGTATTTTCGAGACTACGTAGATTATTTTCAACAGACGTAATAATAAGAAACGTTGGAGGGGATCAAGTAACAGTCGCCGACACAAATCAAATCCAAATGTCAGGTGAGCTGGAGAATAACTCCTTAGTTGCCAGATACAATAGAATTTACACAACATCACCAACCTCATTATATGGGTATCAGTCCTCTTTCAACTACCAAACTTTAAGGACACAGCTTTATTCTGAATACGACGCTATGGATACTGATGCAATCATTGCTTCAGCCTTAGATATCCTTTCGGAGGAATCTACCCTAAAGAATGACATGGGGGAAGTTCTACACATCAGATCAAATGATGAGAATATCCAGAAGATTCTTTACAACTTATTTTATGATGTTTTAAATATTGAATTTAATTTAAGCTGGTGGATTAGGAATATGTGTAAATACGGTGATTTCTTCTTAAAGCTAGAAGCTTCAGAGAAGTACGGTGTTTATAACGTAATCCCATTTGCAGCATTTAACATAGAAAGACAAGAACACTACGATCTAGAAAATCCAACTGCTGTTAGATTCAGATACGATCCTGATGGTCTATCTGCCGATACTTATGGATATTTTAAGACCCCTGGTCAGCACGATGCTAAATCTATTTACTTTGATAATTACGAAATGGCTCACTTCCGTTTATTAACGGATGTAAACTTCCTACCTTACGGACGGTCTTACATTGAACCTGCTAGAAAATTATTTAAGCAGTATACTTTAATGGAAGATGCGATGTTAGTTCACAGAATTGTGAGAGCTCCTGAGAAGCGTATTTTCTATATGAACGTTGGCGGTATTCCACCATCAGAAGTAGAGAACTTTATGCAGAAGGCAATCTCCAAAATGAAGAGAACTCCTTATATTGACCAGCAAACAGGTGAATATAACCTAAAATACAACATGCAGAACCTTATGGAGGATTTTTATATCCCTATGAGAGGAAATGATACATCAACTAAGATTGAAACCTTAGGAGGATTACAGTATGATGGTATAACGGACGTAAATTACTTAAGAGATAAGTTATTTGCTGCATTAAGAATACCTAAAGCATTCCTTGGTTATGATGAAAAGCTACAAGGAAAAGCTACATTAGCTGCAGAAGATATTCGCTTTGGTAGAACTGTAGAGAAAATACAGAGAATCATGGTTTCTGAGCTATACAAGATAGCATTTGTGCATCTATACATTCAGGGATACAGAGATGAAGCATTAACTAATTTCGAATTATCATTAACCACCCCTTCTATCATTTATGATCAGGAAAGAGTAGCGTTGCTAAAAGAGAAAATGGATCTTGCCAGTCAAATGATGGATTCTCAATTAATTTCTTCTGATTGGATCTATGATAACATCTTCCACTTAAGTCAGGATGAGTATGATGAGATGAGAAGCTTAGTTAGAGAAGATGCTAAACGTAAATTCAGACTATCACAAATTGAAAACGAAGGAAACGATCCTTTAGAATCTGGAGAGACTTACGGAACCCCGCACGATATTGCAACAGCATACGGTAAGGGTAGAGTCTATACTAGACCAGGTAACGTACCTGATGGATATAATGAAGATGAACCAGAAATGGGCCGTCCTCAAGAGAAGGCATCGTTTATCAATGGCACAAACGATCCTTTAGGACAAGATAGACTTGGGAGACAGGCCAATAAGGTGGATGACCAGCAGGGGTACGGTAGAGATAAAACATCACCGTATGCAATGGAGGCTACCAAGAGACAGTTCTCAAAATACACCAAGGTACTAGAGGAAATACCGG